GTGGAGAACAGCGGCAAATCTGAAAAAGTGGATGTCATCACCAATCAGATTGAGATATGTAAGTCCTATATTGCCGGTTGCCCGTATCTCGATCTCGTCGATGTCTATGTGGATAACGGACGGACGGGGACGGTTTTCGACAGGCCGGAGTTTAACCGCCTGATGACCGACATCAAGAGCGGCAGGATTAAATGCCTCGTAGTCCGCGATCTCAGCCGTTTTGGCCGTGACTACATAGAAACCGGCACCTACCTTGAGCGCATTTTCCCGCAGATTGGCTTGCGGTTCATCGCCATCAAGGAACACTATGATAACTTCGATACAGACGGCTCAAACGAGAGCCTGATGATCCCGCTACAAAACATGATCAACGCCCTGTATTCAAAGGATATTTCCCGGAAAGTCTCCACTGCCCTGAAAGCGCAGATGGAGCAAGGGACATTCCAGAAACGCAATCTCCCGTATGGCTACCGGTGGAATGAAGAGCACACGAACATGGTCATCGACGAAGAGACGGCGCAGTATGTGCGGCTCATGTTCCAGTGGAAAATCGAGGGATGGTCAATCCCCATGATCCTCGATGAGCTTGACCGGCTTGGAGCACCAAACACGGAGCTGCGGAAGCGGCAGACCGGAACCCGCAAAGGCGATGGGTGCTCCTGCAAAGGCTGGTACAGTTCAACGCTGTACGGCATCCTAACCAATCCGCATTATGTGGGCGATACCGTCCTTGGCCGCTCCATGCAAGCGATCTACAAAGGCATCAAGTCCCATAATGTCAAGGACAAGGACGAATGGATTGTGTTCCCGAACACCCATGAGGCAATTATCTCCCGTGAGGACTTCCAGAAGGTGCAGAACATCATCCTAGCGGCTTCTGATGCGCGGCAGACGAGTATGCAGAAGACCGAAGAAATCCGGGCAACGCTCGTCAACCTGTTCGAGGACAAAATTGTCTGTGCTGACTGTGGTAAGAAGATGTACTTTCACCGCAAGCGGATCGACAAGGACAAGCGGGGGCGCTGGTATGCCTACTATGAGTGCAGCACTTCGGTCAACAGGCGCTATGAGCACTGTACCTCCCATTACACAAGGCAGGACACACTCGAAGCGAATGTCCTCCATGCGATCCAGCTTCAAGTAGAGGCCGCGCTTGACTACGACAAGCTACTGGACAAGCTCAGGGGCAGCGAGGGCGAGAAAAACATCCGCGATCAACAGAACGCCCTCATTACCAGCCTGAATCTGCGGCTCAACGGCGTTTCCAAGAAGCGGACACGCCTCTACGAGGATTACGCCGAAGGGCTTCTGGATGAAGAAGAATACGCCTTTGCCAAGAAAAGCTACGATGAGCAATATGCCGACCTGTCCCGCCGTCTGGATGAGGCGGTGCAGCGCCGGAGCAAGTTTGCTGAGGCCATGTCGGTAGATAACAAGTGGATTTCCTTGATGAAATCGGTCAGTACGGCAACGCAGCTCTCTCAGGATTTGGTTGACGAGACGATTGAGTTGGTCAGAGTCCATGAGGGCGGCGCTGTGGAGCTGGTCATGAAGTACAGCGACATCTACGAGCAGACCATTCAGAGTATCAATGAAGTGCAGGAGGCGATGTAAAATGGTCAAAGACTACACAATCGGCATCTACATCCGCCTCTCTATGGCTGATGAAGATACCGGGAATGGCAGTAAAGCGGAAAGCGACAGCATCGGGAATCAGCGTATGCTCATCAACCGCTACCTTAACAACCATCCGACACTCTCCAAATATCCGAGGCTTGAGTTCGCGGATGATGGATATACCGGTACGAATTTTCACCAGCCTCAGTTTGCCGCGATGATGGAGAAAGTCCGGCACGGCGAGATCAATCTGATCTGCGTCAAAGACTTTTCCCGCTTTTCTCGTGATTACATTGAGACGGGGAATTATCTCGAATGCACCTTCCCGTTTATGGGCGTTCGTTTCATCTCCATCAACGACGGATATGACAGCGATGATTACAAGGGAACAACCGGCGGTCTTGAGGTTGTCATGCGCAGCATCATCTATGCGGCGTACAGCAAGGATCTCTCGGTCAAAACGACAACGGCCAAAATCCAGATGATGAAGCAGGGCAAGTATGTGGGCGGGTACGCTCCCTACGGCTATGTGCTTCACCCGGAAATCCGCAACAAGCTCAAGCTTGACCCGGAGGCCGCTGAGGTCGTGCGCAGGGTCTTCGATGAAGCCCTTGAAGGAAGGAATACCTCACAGATTGCCCTTAGCTTGAACGATGATAACATCTCGACGCCCGGGCAATATTTCAAAGACAAACATCCTGACAAGAAGAAGTATAGTCGCATGAGCGAAAAGATAAGCTGGACAGCCTCTATGGTCTACAAGATCCTGACGAGTTATGTTTACACTGGGGCAACGGTCGGCCACAAGCGAAAATCCGGCGGCGTAGGTTCTCGGAAAACTATTTCTCAAAAGAAAGAGGACTGGATCATCGTCGAAGGGATGCACGAAGCGATTGTCAGCAAGGAAGAGTTTGAGTTGGCTCAGGCAGTCATCCGGGGCGGTGAGAAGAATCCCAAACGGAATCTGCGCTATTATCCCCTCAAGGGTCTTGTGTGCTGCGGCAACTGCAAACGCGCCCTTACCCGGCGAAAGCTCCGAAATGAGAGCGGATATTTCTATCAGTGTACCCACTCAACACATGACCGCGATACGGATTGTCCGGTTGGTGAAAGATACAGCGAGGCATGGATTGAGGACACTGCTTACAAAGCGATTGGGCAAATGCTCACACTGGTTGAAAAGAAAGCTGTCAAAGAACACGAGATCAGCAAGCGCAGGAAATCTACCATCTCAGAATGCGCGGATGCAATCCGTGATTTGCAGAAACAGTACGAACAGCTCAAGGCAGTGAAGCTCCGGCTGTATGAGAAATACACTTCCGGCAGCATCACAAAGGCCGAATATCTCAAGCGGAAAGCAGAAACAGACACGAAGATGTCTGAGAATGAAGAAGCAATCCAGCGAGGTCATCAGCGGATGCAGGAGCTTGATTCTGAACATCCCTGTTCGGATGAAAGGCTTGATGCGGTGCTCGGCGAATACCAGAAAGGCGAAGGGCTTACATACGAGCTTGCTCATGCTCTAATCTCCGCTATCTATGTTCATGGGCATGACAGCATCGAAATCGTCTGGAAGTTCAAAGACATCTTTGAGGATGCAGAAATCTAATAGGCTGAATGTTACAAGCCGTTCATGGGTGGTCTTCCACCTATGAACGGCTTGTAAAATCTCAAAAATTTTTTAGTTCCTACTTGACACAAGAAGACCTGTCCCGTTTGGGGCGCAACTATATTGAAACCGGAAAGGTCTTACAGGAGTTTGCAGACCACGGGGTACGGTTCATCGCCATTAACGACGGCTACGATACCGCCAACGCACAGGGGCAGGCCAGCACCATCCTGCTGCCTATCAAAAACCTGATGAACGATTCTTACAGCCGGGATATTTCGGTGAAAATCCGCAGCCATTTGGAGGTCAAGAAACGAAAGGGTCAGTTTGTAGGGGCGTTTGCCGCCTACGGCTATCTGAAATCACCGGACGACAAAAATCAGCTTGTGGTGGACGATTACGCCGCCGAGGTGGTGCGGGATATTTTCCGCTGGAAGCTGGAAGGAATGAGCCAGCAGGGGATCGCTGACCGGCTGAACGCCGATGGGGTCCTCTCTCCCTCAGAATACAAGCGTTCCCTGGGGATGAAATATATCTCCGGCTTCAAGAGCAACCCGCAGGCCAAGTGGTCGGCGGTAGCGGTTGGGCGCATCCTGAAGAACCCCCTCTATATCGGTGTGATGGTTCAGGGAAAGACCGGGCGGCCAAATTATAAAATCAAGAAGCTGATGGAGAAACCGGAGGACGAGTGGATCAGGGTCCCCGGCGCCCATGAGCCGATCATCAGCGAGGTGGATTTTCGTACCGTGAGCGGACTGCTGCGCCGGGATACCAGAATCGCCGTACAGAAAAAGACGGTCTATCCCTTTTCGGGACTTTTGTTCTGCGCCGACTGCAAGCAGAACATGATCCGCAAGACCGTTCCGGCAGGCGGGAAAAAATATTTTTACTACTCCTGTTCCACCAACCGGGCGGACAAAACCGCCTGCACCACCCATAATATCAGTGAGGCCCTGCTGATGGATGCGGTTCGTGACTGTATCCACGCTCACATGGAAACGGTGCTTAATATTGAGAAAACCCTGCAATTCATCGCCGCCCTCCCCGCAGAGGACATGGAGGCCAGAAAGATCGACCGGCAGCTTGAAAAGCTGAAAGCCGATTATGAACAGACCATGCGGTTCAAAATGTCCGCTTATGAGAAGTTCGTGGACCATCTGCTGAATGAAGATGAGTTCAAGCAGTATCAGCGGATTTACACGGAAAAGTGTGAGGCGATTGCGGCGGCCATCAGCAAGCGGCAGGAGGAATTGGACGCCATTGTGCGGGCGGGTTCCCCGCAGGGGGAATGGATCGCCCATTTCAAGTCCTTCCGTCATGTGGATGTGATGGAGCGCAAAATCCTGGTGAAAATCATCGACCGCATCTATGTCTATGAAGGGAACCGAATTGAGATCATTTTTAAGTACCAGAATGAGTACAGGGCGGCGGCAGCCTATATCGAACAGTATATGGAGCGTCAGGCGACGCAGGCAGCCTCCACGGTAAAGGAGGCGGTGTAAATGGCGCGTGTGAGCAGAAGAAAACAGATAGCAGCCGCACAGGGTGTTCCGGTTGATGAGCTGCCCAAGGCCGCCGTTCTGCGGATTTTCCGCACAGCCCTTTATGTGCGCCTCTCCATCATGGACACCCGTGACCGCAAGGACAGCGAGAGCCTGCAAACGCAGATCGACTATCTGTGCGGATATATCGCCAAGCACCCTGATTTGGAGCTGTACGACTGCTATCGTGACAACGGAGAAACCGGGACAAATTTTGAGCGCCCTGGATTCCAGCGGATGATGGAGGATGTGAAAGCAGGCCGGGTGGACTGCATCATCGTGAAAGACCTGTCCCGGTTTGGGCGCGACTTCCTGGAAACCGGAAACTTTCTGGAAAAGGTACTGCCCTTCATGGGAGTGCGGTTTATCTCCGTCAACGACAACTACGACAGTATCCGGGCGGACAGCGGAGAGGCCATGACCATCGCGCTGAAAAACCTGATGAACGACATTTACGCCAAGGACATTTCTCAAAAGGTGTATTCCGCGCTGGACACCAAGAAACGCAGCGGCGAGTTTATCGGCAATTTTGCCGCCTATGGCTATGTGAAATCCCCGGAGGACCGGCATAAGCTGGCCGTTGATCCAGACGCGGCGAAGGTGGTACGGCGCATTTTTCGGATGAAAAAGGATGGAATGAGTAACGCCGCGATTGCAAGAACGCTGACCGCCGAGCAGATCCCCAATCCAAACTATCACCGTTATTTACAGGGCATCATATTCGCCAAAAGGTTTTCCGAAAATGCTCCGTGGCAAACGCAGACAGTGAAGCATATTTTGGAGAATCCGGTGTATCTGGGGCACATGGCTCAGGGCAAAAAAATCACAAAGCTGCACGCTGGGCAGAAGCAGAAAACCATGCCCTCATCAGAGTGGATCATTGTGCCCAACACCCATGAGGCGATCATTGAGCAGGAGCTGTTTGACGCGGTTCAAGCCATTTTGAAAGCCAAGCACGAGGAATACCACAGCCGTCTGGGGAAATACGCCCATTTTGACATCGAAAACATTTTTGAGGGGCTTGTGGCATGCGCGTGCTGCCAGCACAATATGACACGCTATAAGAGCGTTTACAACAAAGGCAGAACAGTGGCGTACCACTTTATCTGCCCCCGCCACGCTATGCTTCTGGATGCCGGATGCCCCAATGCGGGCGGCCTGCGGGAAAGCGATTTGGAAGCGGCCGTGTATGAGGTCCTTCGATTGCAGATGGCGATGCTCACGGATGCGGAGGCGGTCATCCAAAGGGTCAGCCGGTCCTCGGCGGCCAGAAGCCGCAGGACGGCTCTTGACAATGAGATCGTATCGGTGCAGGGACGATTGAAGAAGCTGGCCACACTCCGTCAGACGCTCTTTGAAAGCTATGTGGACGGTATTGTAACGCAGGCGGATTATCTGTTCGGGAAAAGCCGGTATGAGGATGAAGCCCGCCAGCTTGAGGGACGCCTTCGGGATTTGCAGGCTGAAAAGGACGCCTTGCCGGAGGCAAGCCCCAAACAAAATAAATGGTTTTCCGCTTTTGCCAAGTTCCGGGATGAAAAAGAGCCGACCCGTGAGATGCTACTGGCGCTGGTGGAGAAGATCTATGTGAATGAGGACAAGCAGGTACATATCGTGTTGAACTATCAGGACGAGATGAAGAAGTTGTTTCAGGAGGAGGTGTAGCACGATGCCGGAGGTCTTACAGCAGATGTTGAACTATGTGATCGCCATTTACATCCGGCTCTCCGCCGAGGACGGCGACCTGTCCGATGAAAAAAACGAAAGCAACAGCGTTGTCAATCAGCGTGCCTACATCCGCCGTTTCATTGAGCTGCGGCCTGAATTTGCCGGGGCGCAGATTCTCGAATTTTGTGACGACGGTTATTCTGGGACGAACATGGAGCGGCCAGCCGTCCGGCGGCTTCTCGAACAGGTACGCCAGAGGAAGATCAACTGCATCATCGTCAAGGATATGTCTCGGTTTGGCCGCGACTATATCGTGGTTGGAGACTATCTGGAACAGATTTTCCCTTTCCTGGACGTGCGATTTATCGCCATCAATGATTCCTACGACAGCAAGGATCACAAGTACGGTTCTGCGGGCTTGATTGATGTGTCCTTCCGAAATGTGATCTACGACCTTTACAGCAAGGACTTGTCGGAAAAAGTGAGATCGACCAAAAAGCAGCTTGCCGAAAAAGGCTACTGTGTTGCCCCCTATGCGTTCTTTGGCTATCAGAAGGCGCCTGGGAATAAGCACACTCTTTTGGTGGACGAGGATGCCGCCGCCGTGGTCCGGCGTGTGTTTGACCTCTTTACCAGCGGCCTGTCTACTACGGAAATTGCCAGAAAGTTTAATACAGAAGGGGTACTGACCCCGCTGCAAAGAAAACGGCTCCAAAAAGTAAACCGGAGGTGGAACTGTGTAGACCAGAGCAAAAACTACTGGACTTCTGCTATGGTTCGCAAGATACTGGATGATGAGCGGTACACCGGCAAAGCGATCTATGGCAAGACCACCCGGAAAAAGGTAGGCTCCAGCCGGGTCAAGGCTGTCACAGAAGATCAGTGGACGGTTGTGGATGGAGCGTTCCCGGCAATCATAACGCAGGAGATTTTCAATACGGCCAAGAGCCTGAACCGCAACTCCCATCCCGGCTCTGCCGGGGAAAGCACACGGGTTTTCTATCGGAAGATCCGGTGCGGCCACTGTGGGCTTGCGATGGAGCGGCTGCAATCTGCCCACCCCTGCTATGTGTGCCGGACCGACAGGTATAAGCCGGATATAGGCTGCCCACAGGACAGGATAGATGAAAAGGAGTTGGAACAGACGGTTTTGGCAGCTATCCGCATGATGGCCCAGCTTGTCCGAGGGGCGGTTCAGGCGAAGCAGCGCCAGTCCGCAAAAGATACCCGTTACAACCAACGCCTTGACCGGCAGATCAAAGCACACCAGAACTCAATCCAAATGCGCCAGCAGGAAAAGATGGCGGCTTTTGAGGATATGGTGTCCGGCAAAGTCAGCGCGGAGGACTACCAGCATAAGCGAGGACAGTGCGAAAAACATATCCAGCGGCTTGAAACCAAAATCAAAGAGCTGGGGGATGCCAAACGGCGGGCAAAGGAAGAAGAACTCTCCACCTACAACATCATTCCCTATACCAATGTCAGGACATTGACACGGGAGCTGGTGGATTTGCTGATCCAAAACATCTACATTTACAGTTCTACTTCTATCGAGATCGTTTGGAAATGCGGGGACGAATATCAACGGCTACTTGCCGATACCACAAAAAAGGAGGCTGCGGAGCGTGAACAGGGATAAGAAACGATATTGGCTCTATGGGCGCGTTGCCTCACCTGATACATGGGCTTTGGAAAATCAGATGAACTATCTTCGCAGCTTTGCAGAAAAGCATCAGCTCAATGTTGTGGGAGAATCCCAGGACGAGGCCAGCGGCCTGACCTTTGACCGGCCTGGGCTGAATGATTTTCTGGAAGCTGTCCGGCAAGGACGGGCCGACGCTCTTTTGACAAAAGATTTGACACGCCTGGGACGAGATGTCATGCAGACTGCCTCATGGATCGCAGACTTGAATACTTCGGGTGTAGGCGTGTTTTCCGTCACAGACTTGACTCTTCGAGGGCTTTAATTGCTGAATTAGCGTAAAATCCGGCAAAAAATCTTATAATTTTTTTGGCTTTCTCTTGACATTAGGAGACGATGGCTGGTCGGGGACGAACTTTGAACGCCCGGATTTTCAGCGCATGATGGACGATGTGGAAGCCGGAAAAGTAAACTGCATTGTCACGAAAGACCTTT